CAGACTTTCTCACCGAATAAAGAGGGACATAATAAATATAACTTGACGTTGCTGTAACAGTTTCATGAGTAGTTCTAGAGTTGCTTCTTTCAGTAATAGGAATACCATCTCTAAAAGTCATAACTTTGTTAGATGCCGCCAATATTGTTAAGGCTTCATATTGCTCCTTGGTAAGTGCTTCTATAACAAATCTCTTTTTTATTTTTTCAGGATTAGCTTGGAGCAAGCCGCCGTCCAGATTGCGCCTGTTCTCACCAAGCCACAAATCTTCCTGACTGTAACTTTCAGGATGAATACTGAGCAATGTTCCATCTATATAAATGCCATCAAAAGCCATAATCTCTCTACCTGTTTTTTCAATAATTGAATGATGTGCTTTGGTGTAATTTGGCTTTGGTTTGCCATGTTAGATCCTTTTATATCACAGGTTAGATTATTTGTTTTGTTCTATCAATATCAACAAATCCTCAAGACTGTCATAATTCACATCATTGGCGATAATATAACCATCCGACATCTGAGGCGTGAATGGTTCATATACTATTCGCCGCCCACACAACACAATACTACCAGATTCAATTACACCTAGCAACATTATACTGAACACGTCGCCACTTTTATAATGATTGTAGTTATCTATGTCATTGTCAAGAAACGACATCTCGCCCGTGACCATTCGATGAGCACAAACCAGACTGCTAATTTCCTCGGTACCGGGAACATAAGATGCAAAAAGATTGTTGTTAGCATTCAAACTAAATTCAGTCAGTTGAATCTGGTTCAGACCTGCATATGTTGATATGCCTAATGTTGTGATAAAATCACCATCATAAAGTTGTTCTCTTACCGAGTCAGAAACCACCGATGTAGTATCAACAATTTCTTTGGCAAACATGCAATCAAAGCCAAAAACCGGCAACACATCCACTCTGAATTCAAAAGCAAAAGAATCTACCTTTACTCCATTATAAAGGAAATAATCACTGTCTCTCTTGGCTTCGACACAAAGGCTTTCGTCAATCTTATGGCTGATTCTGTCATAGTAGTCAGACACAAACACTGATACATCACTGCTTGTAGAGTCAATCATTCCAAAAACAGCATCATTTGTGCTGTAATCTTTTGCCATTGTTGAATTTTGCGCCCTTGTGACATCAAAAGTATACCTGACGCCAGATGGAGACTGTGAATCAGCAGCAGAAGCAATGTTGGTAACAGCCATAATCTCACTTCCAACCACCAAATTCGCCGCAGAATCAAAGCAATTTGCCGTCAAGGGGTAAACATCAAAAGAAGTAGTGTCACTGCTTACAGCCGCAATCAGGGCACCATATGATATGTTTCCATTCTGATATAAAGTCTTGTCAGCAAAATCAATCTGTTTCCCCATTGCAACCTTAAAAAGATTGAGAAAGCTATCGTTGATGCGTATATTAAGACTTATACTGCCAGATCCAATATAATTGTCCTGAATGTGCTCTCCCCGATCCATAAAATTGAAATAGACAGTATCGTTCAGACCAGATCCTAGCTCTTCAGATATCATGCCTAAAGGTTTGTCGGGAATGCCTGTCTTAAATTGTGATTCAAGTCCAATATATATATAACTAGGCATATCAGCACCTACCTATCGTCAAGGTATCTTTTTAAAGGACACCAAAAATAATAATCCGTCCTAGTCCACACAAAAAACGCCACAATAACAATGGCCTCGGCTATAATATCATTAACCTTAAACAAGATCCTCTTCATTATTGAATTTTCCTTGCTATTTCACGCTTCAGCTCATGCTTCAATTCTTTTGCAACATCCTTTCTTGCTACAAAGTCTCCGGTATAAGGTTTGCCCTCTACATTCAGTGTAAGAGTGATACTACCCATATCTTCCGCACCTTGTGTGGTGCTGACAATGTTTGGATCTTCTGTGCCCGATGCACCAACTTGACCGCCTGAATACAATCTTGCAGGCATTGAAGTTTCAAAGAATTCCCTGTTAGCATTGACGCCCTTACGACTGACGATATAAGAACCGACCGGCAGGAATGTTTGTATCTGATCAATACCTTTTTGCCCTCTGATAAGTCTGGCTCCGCTGTTCATCAAGTCGAAAATACGCCTGTTTTGATCGTACATGCCTTTGGGTATATATGCTTCTCCGTCAGAAACCCTGACAGAAACAGCACCGCCATGTTGCATTCCCCTTCCATTGCCGCCATTGGCAAAATTGTCTGCACCACCACCTATTCCAGCCATCTCATTTGCTGCTGTTAACAAATTATCAGCTATTTGTTGTGTCAAATCTCTTGCCTGCTCAAGCGGCCCATTAGCACTTCTTGTCGCCTCAGCAAGCTCATCCATGTTGTTTGCAGATTCTCTGACATTTTCTCTTGCTCTTTCTGTTATTTCTGACCCTTCTCTAAATTCATTAGCAGCCTCGTTAGCAGCCCTTGTCACATCAGACCATTTCGAGCCAAGTCTCTTGATAACTTCTTCAGTCATGTCAAGAATCTTGTTGTTTTCTTTATTGTCATCTACCAGATCTTTACCTATGGCCTTTGTCTGTTTCAAAATAGAAATCATCTCATCCGCTGTTATTGCACCAAAGCTTTCAGCCACCTTTCCGATAAGCAATACCATCGTTGTTAAAGCCGGAATCACACCTTGTTCTAAAAGAACTACCATTTGGTTCAACGCTTCCTCGGAAGACAATAACTCATTGGCATATGCCATAGCTTGCACTTTGGCCCTTGCGCTGAAAGCATCACCCTGCTTCTTGATGGCATCATACATCTCCTTTGCAATCTCTCTTTGCTGATTGGCAATGCCCAGTTGCTTTTTACGTAAATCAAATATTTTCTGATGATTTCGTTCTTGTTTCTCCAAGAAAGCGGCCAGTTTGTCTTGCAGATTTTCGTCACTAACCCCAAGATCAATCAGTTTCTTAATCAAATCAATGCGTTTGGTGTAATAGGCGTTCTGCTCTTCTATCAGTTCGATTTGTCTGTCGATAGAATCTCTCTGTCTGTCATAATTGCTTAACAATTTCTGCTGCTGGCCTAATTGATTGCCAATATTACCAGTTATATCACCAATCTTGTTGCTAATTTCCGATGCTGCTGTGCTAATATCACGGAATGCTTGTTCTTCTCTTTCTAATTCTCTTGTAGTCATGCCTATTTGGTCATTAGTTCTAACCAAAGCATTATTTAGCAATCTAATTATCTGCTCCTGAAATTTTAGCTCTTCATTAAAAGAAACTTCTTGATCATTTGCCTTTTTTATAATGTCTCTTTGCTTAGACAACTGACTATTGATATTTTTAAGCTGACTAAATAAATCATCATATTGCTTTGCCCTTTGTTTTTGTTGCTCATTGTCAAGAGTAGCTTGCGATATGCTGATCTGTCGCAACTTAGTTCTAATCTCTGCCGATTTTTCATTTAAATCATTAATCTTTTCCTGTGCCTTTTTCCTGTCTTGAACCAATTCGTTTAATTTCTTTTCAGCACTTATAATTCCAGAAACACTGATACCTACCTGTGATAACAATTTTAAAATGTCAAGTTCAGCATTCATTTTTCTCAAAGTGCTGGCAGCTTCAAGTTGAGCTTCGGCATATTTTTTCATTCTTTCAACAGCATCATCAAGCATCTCGTTAAGCAACCTATATGCTGATATAGCATTAGATACACCCTCTCTTGTAACATTTCCAAACAATTGAGATTTCATGCTCGCATCCGTTATGCTGTTACTCACATTTCCTACCACCTTGTCAAACACATCAAAATACTTGTTGGCCTTTTCAATAGCCAAACCCATCCGTTCAAATTTGTCAGACAATGCTATGCCTTCAATATCAGATGCGACATCATGAATTTCCTTGAGCAACTTGCGTGCATTTTTAAGCTGTCTTTCCGCATCAAATGATTTTTTAAACTTGTCACCAAGACTTAGCAATGCTTCAAATTTTGCTATTTCAAGCTTCAAGTCTAAAACAATTTCCCTGTCATCAAAATATTGATCTATGGCATTGCTCGCATTTTCCATTTGAGTTTGTAAATGTTCAACAAACTCAAACAACGCTTTTTGTGCAGGGCTTCCAGCCTCAAAAACGCTTATGATGTCACGCCCTATCTCAAGCGAATATTTTCTCACTATTTCACTTGCAAGCAAAAAGTTAGACTCAAAAATATCAGGAAATTCCAGTAATTCTTCTTTGGTTATTTTCCCTATATTCTGAATGCCTTTGGCTAATACCTCCAGCATAATATCAATAGAAGCTGCATCTCTATCCACCACAACCCCAAATTCAGCAAAAGCATCAGCCAATAATTTTGTTCTATATGTTACTTCATCATACCCTTCAGGAAGAACCTCAAGGCTTTTAACATGTTTGTCAACCTCATCGCTCATGGCACGAAAAAAATTCTGAATCACACTGATCTGTTGATCTGCATTTCTGGCATCAGCAACTTGGGCGAAAATATTGCCTAAATCTTCGGTACTACCTACCAGACCTTCTATCACATCAATCATTTGTCGTGCAGCCTCTTCATAATTGCCGTAAATGCCAAGAGTTTTTTCCGTTTCTTTTCTTAACTCCAATAAGGTTTGAATATAATTCTTTGTCTTGTCGTCTAAATCACTATAATCACCATCCAGTTTCTTAATGACATCAATCAAAGGCTCAGAAGCAGCCAAAAATTGCTTAAATTTCTTTTGAAGCGTATCTTTAGTTTTGGACAACCTTTCAGCCGAAACCATTCCTGCCTCAAAACCTTCCGACAATCTTTCAACTTTATTGTTCAGCACACCCAATTCTGTGGCATACACACCGGCAGCAAAAGCACTTGCCTTCAATTCATTTCTGAACACCTTGGCACGAAACGCATGCTCTTTCATTGAAGCAGCACCTAGCCAACCAAAATAAGTTGTTTGCTCTATCGCAATAGTGTAATTCGTCATAGCTTTTTCAACTTCTTCAACATTTTTTGCTCTCAATGCTTGTGCTTGAAATTCTGCTATTTCTTTATAAGCTTTTGCTATTTTTTCCGCTTCATCTTTCAATGATATCAATTTGCTTTTGATTTCATCTATGTTTCCAATATCAAAATCAGGAATATTCCCCTTAATGTCTTTAAATGCCGTCACCACTTTCACCGCTGCTTTGTCAAGACTGATATACCCATCCTCATAATCTTCAATTGCATTTATTGCATCCGAATACTTAGAGACTAGCTTCTGCTGTTCGGCTATTGATTGGTTAGTTTTGTCTATAGCTTCTGATATTTCTTCACTTGTCGTCACAAAGAGATTGTAAAGAGGTTTTAAGATTTCCAAAACCAAAGTAACTGTCAAGTAAATATTAAGCAATCTGCTTGCAAATTTAGCCAACATCTGTAATGTTATACCAAGAGCTGCACTAAATCCTATAGCACCACTTTTTGCCAGTTGCCAAGCTGCTGTCAACACTCTTAAATTTTCACTAAGACCAACAGCAGATCTGGATGCTATCACCAAGTTTTCATGTGCTTTTCTTTGCGCATCTTTGGCACCTATCAAAGCACGTTTATAAGCAGTTGCGGCATCAATATTGCCCCTGATAGCATCAGCAAATTTAGCCGCCGTAATAGATCCTCTTTTTAACTCAGCTTCTATGCCTTTTTGTGCTACATTCAAAGCACCCAAAGCACTTCCATACTTATATACAGATGCCTGCGTCTTTATCATTTGGTTCTCAAACAAGCTCGCTGAAATAGTACTTCCCTTAAATTGAGCCACTGACTCCTTCAAGATTGCTTTATTAATGTCTGCAAAAGCATTTCTCAGACCAATAGTCTCTCTTGCAGTTCTCTTTGTTTCTTGGCTGAGCGAAAACATAGCTTTAGCACCAACAGCACTATTTTTTGCAAATCTGCTTAAAGCTTGAGTTTCCATGTTTATATATTGAGCAAAATTTATATGCTGATATTTCAATACCCCTTTCAACAAAACACTAGTAGCAGATGAAACCGCAAGCAAAGACACCTTCCATGCTGCAAAAGCTGCTGCAACGCTTGCTATACCACCTAACATACCACCCAATTTTTCATCAAGAGTTTCAACCGCATCTATAGCATCAACTATAATTTTGGACACAGAAAGAAACGCATCAACAAAGGGCTTGACATTGATTCGCAAGACTGCATCCAACGCTGCACTAATCTCTTTTAAAATACGTTCAGGACGATCTTTCATGGCGTTATACATTTCTTCTGTTGCGCCCGCAGAATTACTTCCAATCTCAGCTATAGCCATGTTTACATCATCAATATTTTTTGCCAAAGTGATAAAAGATTTAGCACCACGCAGTCCCAATCGCTCAAACACAGTGCCAACTTCTTCAGCTGTCAATGCACCAGCATTCAGCTTATCAGCAACCTTCTCCATCACGTCCATAAAATCAAGAGGTTTGTTCATATCTATTTCAATATCAAATGCCTCAGAAAATTTGTCTGCATCTTTAGCCATGCGAGCAAATATAACCTGCAATGAACGACCAGCTATACCAGCCTTTATCATATTATCATTCAAAACACCCAAAATAGCCGCCAACATATCAAAAGAGACACCAACTTCATGAGCAGTAGCAATAGAATACTTCATACCATCTCTAAGTTCTGACATTTCAACAATATGGTCTCTAAAGGTTGCAACCAAAACATCATTAATATGAGTAAACTGTGCAGTCTGATTTCCTACAAAGGCAAGCTCCTTTCTGAAATTCTTATAAATACCAGCAACAAGCTTTGTGAAGTCAGCAACCTCTTCTTCAGTCGCAATAATTGCTTTTAATGTGCTCTCAAACGCCGATAAAGATTCTTCAGCAGCCAAACCTGCCGAACCTAATTGATAAAATAATTCACCAGTTTCTTCAAATGCTGCTCCCATCGTAACCGCAGCATCATACATTTCCTCTCGCATTATTTTGGCAACCTTGGCTGTAGACATTATTTCGCTTCTAACTGTCCGCATAGCACGAGCTAGCTGATCTTGAGAGTCTATCAACGAATCAATAGCACTTTTTAGTCTGTCAAATGCTCCAAAGAATATTGCAAAACCAATCAACCATGCGCTCTGAGACTTGATCATCTGAGTAAAGCCATCAACCGTCCATCGTGCCATAGCTTTAGATGCATCAGCCGATCTTGCCATCAACAAGTTTGATTCTTGCAATCTCTTTTCATATTTTGCTTGTTGAACCGTAACCCGTGACATTGCAGCACTAACCTCTTTTTGTGCCGCCTTCAATTCCTGATAAGCTTTATTTTGTCCCAACAAAGACGCATAGCTTCTGTTTGTAGCTGCCGAATTTTTCTTGGTCTGTAATTCAATCGCAGCCATCGAAGTTCGGATGGCAGCTTGTGTATCCACCAACATCGAATATTCTTTGCCCAAAGCCGTCACAATAGATTTCAGGATAGAAGCACTGCGAGATGCTTGGCTCATGCCTGATGAAAAAGCACCCGCAGATGCAGACACATTATTAAGCTCAGTTTCAAGCACCTTAACTCTCTGCGCAGCCAAAGCAGATTTCTTTTCCAGTTCAGACATGGGAAGTCCCACACCCTTGATTACTTTCCCCAAAGCCTGAAAGTTTTTAGGATCTACAATAGGACGTATGGCCTGCACTTTGATTCTGGTAGCAGCCATCGTTTCTTCAACAAGCAACCCAAGCTGATCTGTTGTTTTCTTTGTATCAACGCCAAGCTGTCGTATAGCTTGGTCTATCTTGCGAAACGCTTCGCTTGCCTTTGTACCAACAGCAGTAGTATCTGTTCCATATTTCCTCATCTCTGCTGTTATTTCAGTCATTCTGGCTTTCAGTTCATTGAGTTTGGCAGCCTGTGCTTCAGGACTCCAGCCTAAAAATCCACCTGTTGCCTTTTGTTTTCCAAGAACTGCACCAGTCTTTCTGGCTCTTGACAACTCTTCAATCAAGGCACTTACGGTCAACACTGTTTCTTTGAAAGAAATTGTTAAGTCACGAGCTTCTTTGTCTATGTTTTCAATGTTGGCAGCCGCTTTTGTAGCCGCAGCTTCGTCAATAATGCCCTGAGCCATCACCGCTCTCAGATCAAGAACATTTCTATAAGTCTTGTCCAGTTCAATATTATATTTTTCTAATTGAACCAAGTCTGATATGAATTGTCGTTCTCTTCCTTTGTACGCGCCAGCACTATATGCCTGCAAAACCTGTCTCTCAGCTTCAGCAAGCAAATGTGTTGTCTCAGCCAATTTGACAACTTTGTCTCGATACTTTTCAGAAGCAGCCGCCGCTATTTTAAGACTGTTCTGTGTAGCCGCCGCAAACTGATAACCAGCATCAGTCGTGTAAATCCACTGTAGTTCGACTTTTTTCAAATTGTTATTCAGTCTGCTTGATTCATCTCCTATTCTTTTTAACACATCTGAGATTGGATCAACTTTTTCAGCAGCCAAAGCAATAGGCTTCAAAGTAGGCGTTCGTCTGAGCAAATTGTTATATACCTCAACCTGCACAATATTTTGCTGATAAACAGTCAACAACCTCTCCAAAAGATCAATCTCTTCACGTATTTCTTTGCCTGCTGTGCTCTCTCGTTGCACATCGTTAAGCGACCTATATGTCGCCAACAATTCAAGCAATCTCCCTCTATATTTATAAACATCATTGCCTAATTCATCAAAATGCTTCTTTGCCCGTACAGCATCAGCAATATCCAACACCTTTAGCTCTTCAAATTTAAAAGACGTTGCCAAAATTCCCACTTCCCTTAACCCTACAACCAAACCATCTATTTCTTGCTTGGTGACTTTGAAACCCGCTCGCAATTTATCAATAATAGGCAAAATATTACGAAAAATTTGTATATCAGTCGGCCTAACCAACTCAAGCAATTTATCAAAGTCTTGTCGATCAAATTTGATGCTAATAGGCGCAGCTTTGGCTACCGCTTGCATTTTAGCAATCGCATTTTCAAAACCAGCAATTATCTCATCAAATTTTTCAGTTATAGGGCGTTCAGACGAACCACGACCATGAATATCTATAATAATCGTAGCTCCAGATATAGCTTGAATCTCGGCTTGAAAAGCTTTACCCGCCTCCGCAGCCTGTTGCATGGTAGAAATAATATCCTGCACAGAAGTCTTAACAGTTAAAGCCATAGACTCTGACGCAATTGCTATTTCTCTATAGGCAAGCTCAATCTCATGCAGCCTTGCGATAAACTTGTTCATAAATCGAGTCATCGATGCACTAGTATTGCCTATAGTTCTATTTACCTTTATGATTTGTTTTCTGATCACTTCATATCTGTTGGCTATTTTTTCAATTCTTTTCGCAACTTTGTCAAGTGTTGCTGTATCAATGCCCTTGCTTACTTCTTTAAGTTTTTTGTTGACACCTTTTAACTGCTTCTCAATCACCTTTGGTATTGTAGGCGCACCTTCCTCAGCTTTTACAGTTATATAAATATCAGTTCCAGCCATTGCACTTATCTCCTAACAGGTGATTTACCGCCTTGTCCTTTAGAGCTTTTCTTTTCCAATTCACTTCTGACTTTGATTTCTTCACTTAGAACAATTTCTCTCGCTTCGTAAGACAAGTTTGATTGATCCATAATGCCACCCCTGTTTAACAAGGTATTGCTATTATTAGACCAAAACACCAAAGATACCAGAAATCTCAGCTCGTCATTGATAAGCGACAAAGGACATTCATAAAACAGCCTTTGCCCAATTTGCAAAACAACAGATTTACCCTTCTCAGGTTTCTTTTCTTTTTTATTTTTCTGTAGAGCATATTTCGACACACGCTCTTTGTCTACTCGTATAGCATCATCCTCATCATCGGTATTGCTTTCGTTCTCTATTTTTTCAGTACCGAACTTTTGACAATTACGTGCCGCATTCAAGTGTTTTTTCAAGCATTCTTCGCAATTCCACGTTGATATATCTTTTTCTTCAGCATAAACATGAAAAGTCACAAGGCCCTTTATGGCATCTCTTTCTCTGTCGGTAAGAGTTGATATTTCTTTAACGTGATTTAAAATCTCAATCAAATATCGGTGCGGAATACGATTCAAGCTTTTACGACTATATTCTACCGAACAACCACTGTCATCACGTAAATTGTCCCATGACACCAGACATGATTCCAGCAATCTCAACTGTTCATGTGATGTTTCCGAATCAACAAAAGACAAATAAGGCCTGTGTCGGACAAGTAATTGCTTAACATAGAACACAGTTTGATTCCATTCCGGCACAGACCTATCATCTTCAACCACATACCGAAAAATATTATCAGCATCAGGATTACGCATTATTCTTCCGACTCTTCCCCCAAAATCTGATCAACCAATTCTCTTCTGATACTGACTGGAATGATAGAAAACTGATCAATATCGCCTTTAAACTCTACGATATTACCATTTTCATCCCGTAAATTTTCCCATCCCTTAATGCCAGCCGACAGATATTCAATTTGAGCCGATCCGGTTTTGATGCGCTCTTCTCGTTTCTTTCCTGTTCCCGATGCCGAATACAGTGTGTCTTCAATTCTTGCCAGTTTTTTAAACGGCACCAACTTCAAAATGAATACCGTCTGTTCTTCCGGCGGCAAACCTTCATCGCATTTGGGAATGTAACGTTGTTCTTTAGGCAAAGCCTTCATAATTTGGGTTCTCCTTTCAAGTTTGATTAAAAGTTTAATTAAAAGCTTCCTAGCTCTAATACTATAATAAAGACCATCGCTCTCAATGATAATATAACAAACACCAATTTGCAACCTTAAAGCACATACTTTCCATGTGGTTACAATTAATGCCTTCGTAAAAACAAAAAGTATAAATGGCAAGTGAAAGAACAGATATATCAACTCCAACACTGAAAACATCACTCTGTCAAATATTTGCCAACCCATAAAAAAATAGGCGGAGTTTCTGACCTCCGCCTATCATCCCTCTTCATCCCATATTTCAGGTTATATACTAGATTCGCTATTGACGAGAATGCAGTACGCTTCCGGGAGATTGTTCTCGTCATCGGGGAACGCTTGGAATGGCATGTCTACCGTGATCAAATTAGCGTCTGCCACAGTCGGAGTTGTGCCATTGAATTTGATTGACGGAAACACCACATACTTCTGTCTGAAGACATCAGAATCATCAATCTCCCCATCCACAGTATCATCAATGCAAGCGATTTCAGCCTTTGCAGCCAATCCATTGACAAACTTGGCATACATCAGCATATCATCAAACTCGATGTTAAATGTTCCTGTGACTTCCCGTTGCTGTTCCGGCAATTTAGCTCTGCCAATTTCACCGAACGGAATTTTATCAGGAAAGAGATTGTTGTTGATGGTGTATTCACCAGACATGATTTCGTAAGAAGTCGAATCAAAGAAGAATTCGCCCATAAACGAACTGAGAGGATCAGTATCAGACACAGAGCCACTTCCTGTAGTGCTTTGCAACGATACGGGAGCATTTATAGCATGATCCACTTCTATGCTGTTGTCGCCAGCCCCCGGAATACCAGTAAGCCTGTATTCATTGCTTACAATGGCCTTTCCGGTGTAAGTGATATTAGTTTCCTGTCCAATGATCAGCGTGCCGCCACCAGAAGGGAACATCCCGTATTCGGTAGCATTTCGCAACACAATGTAAGTGTCACCAATACTTGCAGCCGCACCCAACAAACCAACAGACTGTTCAATCTTGCCCATCATTCCGTAAGTGCCAGTGCAAATATCGTTACTGGGAAACACTTCGTTCAAAGTATTGACTTTACATCCCGTATAGAAAAAGGCAACAATGTCCCTCAAGATTTCCAAACTCAACCCAGTCGGCAAAACAGGAGCCACATCAATCAAATGAGTATAGACCAAACTCCAATTGGTTGAATCCTCTGAAAAAATCCGAGATCCCTTGCTGTAATCAGTGGAAAGGGTACCTCCACCTGTCGCTCCTACGCCAGTAAAGGTATTGTTGTCAGTGCCACCAATACCGCTGTAAGAGAATGATTCATAAGTAAGATCCTTGGTGGTCAAATCTCTCTGGATAATAACACCATTACCACCTCCACTATCAAAGCCCTCAGTTACGAGATTTCTGTCTGTAGGAAGATCTGAAGTTGAATCGTTATCGAATGCCATAGTGCTAATGGCTGCTATTCCACCATCTACACCCTGCATCGTTAAATGTTCACCATATCCATGTTTCAAAAATATACTTTGGCCTTCGGTGTTCTGTTCATAATTGATGTCACCACCCACAGAACTCGATCCAATTACCGAAGTGTTATAAGCTCTGTCATCACGCAACTCGGCGGATACCAGCACATTTAGTTCGTTAACCACACTCTCAGAAGTAAATCGGAGAACATGATCTAATGTCGCCATCTGTCCATAGGTAGTTTCCTCGCCATAGTGGATCTTTGCCCTTGCACCCACAGCCGGTCTTGTAGCATCACCCATAGAAAAACCTCCTAATTAATCAACAAACTTATAATACTTTCGCTTGACAATCCTAAATATCACAACCGCCGAATAAAACATGCCATTAGTCCTTGCCAGTCTTACGCCCGGCATTGCACTTTCAACAAATGTGCGACGATCATGAATATAGCCGTCCAAATTAGAATGTACTGAGAATAGGTTCATTATTCTTTCAGTGTTTAACCGCATTTTTTCAAACATTAAGTTTTCGCTGAACTCTTCTTGGTAGTATATAAGTTGATAGACGTTTTCCATGTCATATTCCCGACCTCCCACTTTCATATTCTTCTGCGGCCCCATAACACATTCACTCCACGCTACAGACAAGGCAGGAGTTGCAGGAACAAACAATACGTCTTGATTGAATATATTCTTTTCGTCAAAGTCTAAATCAAAGTCAGACTGATAAACCTTGAAGGTTTCAACAATGTTTAAAGACCCATCATTAATATAATCTTTGTTGTCAATGACAGCCATGTTATATCAGTCCTATTTGTCGCATAAATCCAATAATATTGTTCGCACATATTCGAGCTATCCAATCAATCAAATCTTTGTCAATATCCCAACCAAAATGTTCTTCCCAAGAATAACCTAATGCCGTTTTTTCTTCAAAAAAGTCATCAGGATACCGACCAACAAATCTGTTGACATCAATAGATAGCGTCACAAAATCTTTGGCAACCGTTCTAGTAGCAGAACCAGCCAACATAGCTCTATGCGTAAAAAGAAAGGTATCCCACAAAGCACCTGTTCTAACACCCGGAGTCTCATAACTTGGATCTACGGCAAGCATTGGCGCACCAGCCCATGCCCGAAAAGCACCTTTGCGCTCATACCATCTTAAAGTTTTTTCTGATTTTCCAGACTTCGGCAATTCCTGCCACCTGTCTTCAAAGTGCTGTGCTAAAACTTCTGATATTTCAACAAAGTCATTCACATACCCAAAGTTTTTGATATAGTCACTAAACGTAGCTATATCTTTAAACACGGGCGATTTTTTATTTATCTCAAGTTCTAGCATGATTACAAATCATCTTGATCAAATATATTAGTATAGAGAGGATACTTAGGAAAGCTGGTATAGCTTGTTGCATCCTCATTGCTAATTAACGGCCCGGAAGTTATGCCTGAATATGTATCTTCATAAACACCGGCCCGATAATTGTCGATAAATAAATTTAAAAAGGTTTCAGATTCATCATTGAAAAAATCGCCTACACCCTCAGATTTCACGTTGAACTGCCCATAATAATTACTTTTCATCAAATAAGCAGCAGTAGCATATGCTGTCGCATACCTTAAATCATCGGGAACATTGGCATCAGTCGGCAAACCACCAGTAGGCATGATTTTTCTAATGCTGGCCTGCACTTTTCGTTCGGCAATTGAAATCATCGCTTCGCATGATGTCGTATCAATGTGGCCACTGCCACCAATTTTTAACTTGCCAGTATTCGACAACAAAACTAATTTGACATCATCAACAGTGCAATAAGACATTAACTTGCCGTTTTTTTCCTTTCGCCGCTGGTTTTGCTACCCGAAGCAACTTGTGGCTCTTCTGACGATACAGGGATGTTTTGCTCAAAATAATTTGCCGCATTATAGCTGGTATTTTCAGCCAGCTTTTTAACATCCTCAATATCTCCTTCAACCAAAGTATAAACAGGAACATTTTTGCCAGCAAACTTGTCAAAAGTAACTTCCCCATCAATAACACCCTGAAGCACCCTGAGAGGAATTGTTCTTTTAGAATTGTCAAATAAATAGCCTTTTCCGAAAATGGTTTGCTCTTTGGCAATATCCAATCCGGTGATGTAATTGCCATCAACGTTGTTGCAGATGATTATCGTTTTTGTTGCATTTTTAGCCATTGGCTTTATATCCTTTCATCTTGATATTTCAATTAGAGGGGAGCATTAAACTCCCCTCTAATGTTATAGACACTTAGTTGTTCTGTTACACCTAAAATACCGTTGCCACAATAAAGTCATCGTTGCGATAACGAACAGGAAGTCCATTTACACCACCGATAACCTCAACCTTCTTGGGATCACTCACTTCATTGATGATCGTTTCAGCAAAAATTCCGGGTTTCGGAGACAATACGTTGCCAGCACCATATTCCGATAAAGTGGTATAGAAGTTGCCATATGTGCTTTCGCCCGTATTGACAGCCGACGGAGCCATCGCCCGAATAATCACCTTATTGTCCGGCAAGAAAGGCTTGCTCGTCAGAACATAAGTGCCTGCCGCAAACGCATACTCCAAATTCTCACTCACAGTGACTGTAGTGGTTGTCGGAGTCGCAGCCACAGTTACGAATTGATCCTGAAGCACCGTTCCATCGGTTGCATAGCTGATCAGCCGAATGGTATCACCCGATTCAATCCCGCTTGCATCATCTACCACAAACGAAGTCGTGCCCGCTGTAGCATTAGATGCCAGTTCAGTCGTCAAAGTGTAATGACCATCCCACTTAGTGAACTTAATATCGCCCACATAAGTTTGCAGAATCAAATACAAGTTGTCCATAGTCAGGATATCCCGCCTGCCACCAGTAATAATGGTGTTTTTCACCTGTCGCACGGCAGTATTGGCAAGCAAAAGCCTTTCAATATAAGCATTGTAAATCACTTCAACAGGCTTAAAACCAGTTCCCCGGAACAAGTACATCCATTCAAACAAGTCATTAAGGGGGTTTGCACTGGCAGTGGTAGTCCACTTGTCAGCAGCAGCCGTGATAGTCGGTTTGAATCTGGTGGGAATATTGTAATCAACAGTGAACTTGATACGATTGCTATTGATAGTCAATTGCCCCATGATCGCCTGCCATAGCGAATGCTCAATCCGAGTATCTATCCTACGCCGCAGAGCAGCAACCTTCTTGGCGATGAAGGTTTTGACATTTTCAACTTCATTCAAAGTGCCCAGTCTACGCACAGATTGAAGCTGGTGTGGCATCACATGAAATTTCTCACGGAAATATGCGGGAGCCATCCTACGCTGATAGAATCCACCACCGGCAATGATGGGAGACTCTGCACCCTGAGCAACCGCCTGTGTCATGCCGCCAATATCCAGCTCAACATCCCACATAACTTCATGTGCATTAATCCCCTTCAAAGGGAAGAGTTTACTCGCCATGAAGTCAGGAGATATTGCAACTTGCTGAATTACACCCGAAACGTACTGGGTTTTTAAATAAGGATACCGACCTAACAGTTCATTCAACATTATGCATCACCTCCTTTAGACTATCTGCGGTCTGATAATAATACGTTGCACATCGGCCCAAGTAACCGCTGTAGTCTCAGTAACAAAGCCATATTTGACAATGACCCTATCAAAGAGAGCAGTGATTTGGTTCCGTCCATTTGACAGACTATAAATATTTTCTGTGGTTAGATATACCTCGCTAGAGGCATGAACTGCATTATTGAAAGGCACTACCAAGCCACTAGTAGCATCAAAAACACACGTCACAAAAGGCGGCAACTCTGTACCGTAACCAGCAGCATCCCATGCGGTAGCATCAAGAGTACCACTTAAAGTGACATAATCAGCACTAGCAAGGCCGGTCTTAAATGCCCATTTTCCTACTATTTGACCAGATCCTACTTCCGGCATCTTTAAACCTCCTGTATTTTATTGGCTCACAACCGGGATGTTCATCTTTTTCAGGTCTTCACGAATGCTGTCAACATCCATACCTAACCTTTTCTCATCCTCAGTGGGGGCAGTGGTGACAGAAATCTCTTCCGACAAGAATAAGGAAGAAGGCATGTTCGCAAAAATATCCTTGAACATCTCCATCAAAGTCACGTTCTTGTCCTCATCGAGCTTGATCACTTGACTCGCAGTATCAAGATGAATATACTTACCCACCGTTTCAATTACCGCAGGAGGCACTTTCTTGTCTGCCAGTTCCTTCAGGAATCCATCTTTGGCAAGGTTGAAGCGTTCATCACGAGCAATTTTGAGATCACCATCCATTAGCTTAATACGTTTCGACATCTCTTCATTGCTATCAGCCAACTTGGTGACGATATCTCCAAGCCGAGTCTTTTCATTGCTAAGCTTTTGGTTGGCTTCCTGCAATTCTTTTAATTGAGCAGTGACTTCCTCAAGATTGACAGTGCCACCACCATCATCCTTTTTCTTGCTTTTATCGTCAGTTGGTTCTTTTTTCTTATTTTTTTTATCACCATCATTAGCGGGATCTTCAATGTTGACATTCGGATCTTTCGGATCTTTGTTCTTGGTGTCTTTTTCACCCATATTTTTGACCTCCAAAATTAATTCATCTAGTTTTTTACCTTGTCGTATTTCGTCTTTCAATAAAGCGATTAGTTCGTTCAACTTTTCATTGACATTCTCTGTTTCCGTGTCTTCAAAAACAAAAGGAGTGACATCAAAGCCGTCTTCTCTGCTTTTGTTGATTATATCCTCTGAAAACATCATCGGTTTAAGGTTGGGAATAAATGGCATGTTGGTAAAAGCACCACCCATAACAGCAGCACCATGAGATTTGCCACTTTCCTTGTCCCGATAATCGTCAACATAAGTAGAGCTGAAATACCTATACTTTTTAGATTTTAAAGCACTCTTACCCTGTTCTGTCAGTTCAGCAGTGCCTACTAGCGTATAACCATCACGTTCATTAGGTTTGATATTTAATTCTTTTATCCAAGAAGAAGCTCCCTTGTTTGGCTCATGCGAAAAATCAGTAGAAACATCTCGACCAAGAACCTTATCGTTAAAATTCTTGACCATCTGTTTCAATTTGTCTTTGGTGACATTCAGCTTGCCATATGACGGATGATTGTAATTTCCGGTTCGCAACATTTCGATTTCAACAATATCTTTATCAGAAGGTTCTGTAAGCTCAACCATGGTCAAGAAATTACCTTCTGACATCTCTTTGTCTTCCTTGACACAATGCGTTTTCCGTAAATTCTCTGCTTTCTCCATGACACCGGGATATTTTGATGCCAAAGGTGTTCCGGTTCGTGCACCTTTAAGTGCTCGTATTACAGTATTTAAAGCAGTGCAATTTACAGAACCATCAGCATCTTTATAAGGGAACTTTTTGATTTTGCCTTTTCCAGTTTTTGATTCTTTCACCCACAAAAAATGACTGTCAGGAACTTCTTTTCTTGCCGTTGGTGCTTTCCATGTCTCCGCCAAATCACAAGCTTCATAATCTGCATATTCGGCTATATACTCCAAAGCATCCTCAGCCAATGCAAATTCATCAAGAAACTCACTTTCAGACATCTCGTATTCTTTTGCGGCTTCTTGGATGGAAACCCCATGCTTTTTGTAATAAGATATAGCACAAATCTGTTGTGCCTGTCCTCTAGGGGTTCCTTTCTCAACCATATTTCCAACACATGCAAGATATTCTTTCGGCATATCCAACCTCGCTAAATCACGCTAAAAATAATTATCGCAAACAAATTCCATAATTGCAAGTTTTTTTTAAAATAGCTAATATTTGTGTATCATGCTATATCACGACTTCAACATTATGATGCCATTCGACAATAGATTTTGCCATCATTTTTATTAATTTGACATAATTTTCACGAAAGGAAAAAGTTATTAAATCAGTATCATTACTAATAAAAAATAATTCTGCCAACACAACAGATGCCTTGATATTTCTTGTTAGATATAAATCTTTGCGACGTTTAATACCACGCCACATATGAAATGAAAAATAAAGCGCATTATTAAACGAAAAATTTAAACAAAATCTGTACGCAGAATTACCAATACCATCATATAGAACTTCTGCACCACTTACTTTTTTATCACTGAAAGAATTGAGATGGATTTCAATGAAAAGACTCAAGTCTTCTATCTTGTTCGCTCTTTTAGCCTTCAGTTTTAAAGACTGTCCATAAGCTGTTATATCCTCTGAATTATCAATGATCAGAGGAATTATTTCTATATCTCGTGGTATTTTATCACTTGCATATATTTTGAAATCATCAACAAACTTGCTGACATAATCATATTCATAGACGCCTTGTCGTTCATTGTGAGCACCTCTAAAAACAGCATCATGGCCAGCACATAAGATGACTTTTCTCATTATCTTGCACCTGCAACTACATCCAGTGTTGCACCTGTTTGCAAATATTTAACAAGCACCCTGACATATTTAGCTGCCCCCACCATAACTTCCTGAGCAGGCGAAATATATTTGCCGCTATCTGAACGCTTGTAATATCCCGCTGAAAAACTCATGCTTCTCAGTGTGCCAAGTATTGCAGTAGCATCATTATCATAATAAAGCACCGGAACAAATATGGCTGCACCATTGTTTGTTGAAAATTCAGCACCTAGATGAAGAATAGTTTTGTCGCCCACAAAAATAAAGGGATACGTTACATCATCTGTATATGCTGATAAATCAGACGTTGTATCAGCAGATGTCAGTGACTCTCTATAAAAAACAGCATCCGATCCAACCTTTAAAGATGCTGGAACAAAAAGTTGCAAAACACATTCATTTTCACCTGCATCGGTTCTTGTCTCGCATGATAATTCAGCAGCTATAGAAGTTTGAACTGTTATTGGTTCATCTACTTTTACTTGTTTTCCCATGATTTGCTCCTATATGGCTCCAAGATAGATTTTGCCAACTCCAAGATTGGGGAAAAAGCCAAATCCATCATAGTTTCTCTGAAGGCTTAACACCCGCACATATTTTGCTGCTCCTATAATCCTTGTAACTACACGGCTTATATATAAAGAACTGCTGATTTTCCAGACACATTGCCCATAATCATCAGTTTCACGACTAAAATCTATAGTTATAGGCACAGCACAAGATATGAGAGATGCATTGTTATTGTTATGATAAAGAGCAGGTGTAAAAGTGTACTTCTCTGCTGCTCCTATTGTATCCCCGACAAAAGCAAAAACCAAGATGTTTTTGTCACCTACAAAATAATAAGGTTTGGATGAAAGAGCTATGTTTGTTTGCCATTCATTGACAAATGTTCCAGAGCCGGGCGCATAATATGGCGTTAAAACCACAGACGATGGTATAGCAACCTTGCCAACCCGAACATATTCTAAAAGCATATCATCAGTAGACGATGGTTCCACAGTCGGATCTTGTGTTTCTTCAGCCCCTAGATTGAAATAGAGATTGTTTCTCGTAGGAGGATAACATTCAAATGCCTTGACCATTATAATCCCTCGCCCAACGCATCCATTTGATATTCTATTTGCGGTTCAATGTTGTTGAACCTGTCAATGCTGCCTTTCATTTGTAAATATCTTTCATGCACTTCGATACCTGACAATTCGTGATTTGTGATGTTCATAAAGCCAAGCTCACCTAAGAAACATCTGGTATTCGTAAAATCATCACCATGAGGCTGACGATTATAATAACCGCCAAAAGTCAGATAGGAATTCCTCATGCGGCATGGATACCTAGGCGTTACGCTATCAAAATCACCAGAAACACCCACTGTAGAATTGCTGTCTTTTTCTGGAGGCATTGCTTTGCCGTCAACATAGACATTAAAACGTCGCCCTATATCATCAGTTGAAATGTAAGTAATGACAATATAATGCCACATATTCCCTTCATAGGCTTTTTCAATAGTCCAATAGCCCGGCGTGTCACTTCCAAGGCTGCTTACTTTGAACTTCAGAGATCCCTTGTAAGCCGTTAAACTCCATTGACGTAAATGAGTAGGCGGCATATCATCATTGTCGCCCTCAGTCCATTTTTCAACCAAATGAGCAGTATATTCGTCGGCTATCGAATCTATTTTGACCAGCATTTCGATTGAGAACTCGGTATTGTGTTCTTCATCGAATTGAACAGCTTTAATTCGTCGCATATTAAAGCCAAACCGATCATAATTGTCAACACTACCATCATTGTAAGGCATCAGTGTGCCACCATCAACTGTGCTCTCATTGTATCTGCTTAAAAATAGCGCATCACTTCGCTCTAAATTGTCGCCGCCTTCAACATCATAATAGTCAGGATCACCAGTGATGATTGTGCCATAATAAGTAGGTTTCCATTTTACTGAAGTGCCAATCGGTGAATAGCCATAGCAACACGTAGCCGTAGAGTCTGGATTTTGACGAATATTTTGTGAATCGCCTCTTGAAAAACCGGAGTAAAGCATCGGATAGACATGGAACAATTGTCTGAGTTCAATGGCAAGAGGCAAAAACATGCCGTAGGAATAAGGATCATAACTTATTTTACCCAATTGCGGAACAAGCATTGCCGGATCTGAATCCTTGATCTTGTCTGTTGCAAATATTCTGTCTGGATATTGACCATATTTGCGCACAGCTCCATATATCAGCACTCCATTTAAAGTTTGCCAAGGGTTGCGCCTGTTGGCTCCCCATATTACTCGCCTTTGGTTTTTTCCACCTTGTATATAAATTTTTGTCTGTGTTGTGTCATAATAAGTTTGAACGCCATCAACATAGCAATACCACGCTTCATCTTCGATAAAAGAAATAGACACACAATATCTTGTAAATTCCTCAAGCCCAATTGCCATCACCCTTTCAACTTCTGAAAGAGGGCCGCCATTATCAGAATAAACATGCGTCAAAATAAGGCTATGGGTATTGTCACCTTGATCCTCTAATGTTATTTTCCATGCCGGTCTTTGTCCCCAATCTTCTTCGCCACGCACACATAAAAATTGGTCATCTTCGTCCTCAAGGCATCGCCCATGAACTTCAAACTCTATTTCCCAATTAAAATCATATCGATGTTCGACATTGCCTGTTCTGAAATTCAAATCTTCCTGATCAAGGAGCTTAGAATTGTGCTGTCGAAATTTTGACACATAATTCGAGTCTTCAACAGGGTAAGGATTAGCAGCGTTTCTGCGTCTAAATTCAATGCTTTCATGAGTATAAGCAGTGTCTTTCACCAAATCAGTTTTAACATCTGAAAAATCATCAAATCGACATTCAGTATCAGTATCGCCAAAATCAAGATGCCGATCCACGCCGCTTATGTTTCTATATTCACCTGTAAAGAACGATCTAGGCGACATATATGAGCATTGATCCCACGTCCCTAACAAATAAGCATCATGAATGCCCCGGCATTTAATCTCATCTCTGCCAATTTCTTCGTGTGTCCGCACCCATGCAGCCATTCGTATTTCATCAATTGTGCCATTCAATGCAAGTTTTGATTCACCAACACCTACATAATCAAAAGCTCCTATGTAGATGGAATTGTTTTTCGGAGTTGAAGGTGTTCCTCTAGTCTCATAAAAAATGACAGAGCTTGAAAGGCTTTCTTCTGTCACTATGTCATAATTACATACTTTATCACCACCAACATACCCAGTCAAAAATCTGCCATCCCATGTCACAGCAACTTTTGTAATGCTTGCACGAGGCATATTGCCAATTTTGCGATTGACTAAAACAGCATTGGAAGGATTGCCATCAACATCAAAAAGCATTTCAAAAAACAGCGAAGGATGATCATTAATATCATTAGCAAAATACAACCACCAAGAATGATACGGCGCATCACCTATTCTTTTGCCGATGATAGTCTGTCCATAGGTATAATCGCCATAACAATTGACAATAGCTTCAATAGTAAATCTTTGCCAATCAAAATAAGGATCATTGTCTTCACTATCTAAACCAACAACAACAAAGTCATCGCTTCCGTCAAACTCAAGACTCTTTTTGCCTAACCCATAAGCAAAACTGCCACTAGACGGATCAAAATTGCTTAAAAGACCATTATACCCCTCCACCCTTTCAGGAACCACATACTCGCCTACATTTTCTTCTTCTGTTTCGTTAAAATCCCACATAGCAGCAATTTGAGGAATTTCGACAAAAAGCCGTGTTATATCAACACCCTCATATCCACCTTCCCACTCATCAGTCAAGACATAAAAAATGCCGCCATCAATATCACACCCATAAAGAGAACCAAAATACTTATTGCCATCAGCATCATAAGCAACACAATAAGCACCCAAGCTATATCTCAAATAAGTACCAGTTGTTTTAAATTCAGCCCCGCCACTTTCGCCTGACTCCATATAAAACATGCAGTCTGTAGAGTCATTTTCTACTCGCCCTGAAAAATAAACACTAGTCCAGTCGCCATAAGAAGCACTGCTATATGTTTTGTCAAACCCCTCTTCTGCTTCATCGTCAAGAAACTCAAATCTTAGATCTCCACTTATAACCTTGATCCAAGATTTGCCAATAACATAATCTCCCTCGTCTGCTTCAAGAGCTTCAACTGCAAAGCCTTCTCCTGACATATCAGTTTTAATATATGCTCCTGTAGAAATATTTAAAGGCAAACCAGATGTGATTTGATTACTTACATCACCTGTTGAATCAAGACCATTATTAACCCAATCCTCATCAGGCACATAAACATTTCCATGCTCTAAACTCCAACTGCTCGAAAAGTTTGGATATTCAATGAAATCCAAATCATAACTGATGGAAAAAATCAGATCGAACAACCACCTGTAATTGGTAGAATCACCAGCAATAGGGATTATTTCAGGATATTCTTCTCCTAGATCATCAAAATGAAAAGTACCACCCCGGATCGGAAGCTCTATAAAACCTACCGATGGCTTTAATACTTTGTCTCCATACATCTCGGCATACGGATCAAAAGACATTTGCTATACCTTTTTGGCGACTAACTTGCCACCATTTGTTTCAACCTTTTTTAGAATTTTCTCCAAACGATGATTGGTTTCTTCTTGAACCAGTTCTAGTTTGTGCATGATGCCATCTATGGTAGAATCTTTGAAAACACCGTCGAGCCGTTCCTGTTCTTTTTTTTCTTTCTTGATTTTGCGTTCAATCACATGACTTACCGTAAATCGCAAATTGTTGGTATCGAATGGCTCTTTGACAAAAGAATGAATAATCCCTTTTTTCATTTTTTCTGTTAATGTGACAAAATTTGCATTCCTTGTCAACAATATCCGAAAAACATGAGGATATATGTCTTTTATTTCTCGCAAAAAAGAAAATTCATCATCACTCTTTTCGATATTATTAGACAAAATGACATCAATATCAAACTCTTTCAGAAAATTTGCAGCCATTCTAACATTGTCAGCAAAATAAACTTTGTATGGCTCACTTTCCAAAGCATTTTTGATCAATGCCAACAGTTCATGATCATCATCAACAATCAAAACATTTATGACTCTTTTTATAGGCGGAACAAGTTGCATCGAAAGCCTCTCATTCTTTAAGTCTCGATTTTCTTATGAAT